TTTGAATTAACATCTAAATCTATATTGGATAGAAGTGATAAGTTTTCTAAAGAATCTTATAGTACATTTGGTAAAATATTTCAAAATATTGATAATCCTCAATTTGTAGATCAACATAAAAAGTTTTTTGATTTTATTGATAAAGCATCTGTAGCTGTAAAGAAAAGTCCCAACTATAAAAATTTAGATTCTGATTACAATAATAGATTAGATGTTTTTTATAATGAAATGTATTCAAGATTTCAAAATGGTATTGCAACTAAAAAGAATACAAATGATTTATTAAATCCTAAATCTCCAGATTATATAGCAAAAGATTTATATAAATATATTCCAGATTCAGCAGAGATTATGAAAGGATTATATCAAGGAGTTGTTCAACAAGACATTAAAAAAGTAACAACACAGAGATTACCAGGCGAATCAGTAGCAGATTATAAAAAAAGAATAGGTAAATAAATGGATCTGAATCAGTTAAAAGAAGCTGGTTTTAATGACCAAGAGATTCAAGATTATGTTGCTAAAGAATCTAAACAATTACTTAATGCTGGATTTAATAATCAAGAAGTAAATCAATACTTTGGTATTAAAGAAACAGATACAACTGAAATCAAAAGTTATTGGCAATCCATTAAAGATTCAATAGTTCAACCAGTGGTTCAAGCTGGTCAAAGAAAAGAACAAGCAAAAGCAGCTGTAGGTGAAGTTTTAGTTGGAAAAGAATTTGATCCAAAAACTTATTGGGAAAGAGGTGTTGGTAAACAAATATTTTCTTTAATTGATGCTTACAATACAACAGGAGAATTACCAAAATCATTTACAACGCCTGAACCTCAAGACACAGGATTGGTTGAGGGACTTATAGAAAGATCAGCAACACTTTTAGGAGATACTCCATTTTATCTTGGTAGTGCTGCACTTGGTTTACCACTTGGAGGAATTGGATCTATAGCTACAGCTGGATTTATACCAGGAACTGTAAGACAAATGTACATTACAGCTTTAGAAAAAGGAGAGGTAGATACATTTGAAGAATGGTGGAAAATATTTTCTAATGAAGGAATCAAAGCAGGTGCTACAGAAGCAGCACAATTAGTTGTTGCATCTAAACTTCCAAGTGTATTGGGAGTAGATAAATATTTTGTTCCAAAGGTAATGGCACAAGTTGCTGGCTTTGAAGGAACTGGTTATGCAATAACTGGTATAGTTCCAACTAAAGAAGAATTATTTTATAGCACTTTTTTCTTTAAAGTTTTTGGTTTAGGAGAAATGGGAGCAAGAAAAGTTATAAATCAAGTTAAACAAACTGGTAAAAAACCATCAGAAATTTATGAGGATTCTATTGTAGAACCAACAATTAGAGAAGATGTTGGCAGTAAAAATATTGAAATAGCAAGAGCATACGAACCTTTAGTTGATAAAATTCCTGAAACACCAAAGGTTGTAGAAAATATTAAATCAGAAAAGTCTATAGATGTTGATGTTGCTAAAGTACAAGAAAAAATATCATTTGATCCTGTAGAAGTTAAAACATCTTTTAAAGATTTAAAAAACAACTTAGTATTTAATTGGTTAGATAGATTACATCCAATATCAAGAGCGGTTGCTGAAGCTGAAAAAGTAGGAGTTAAAGTACAAGAAGGAACGCTTAATCCTTATGAACTTGCTAGACTTCAACCTGGAATGATTAGCAGAGGTGAACATTTTTTAAAATATGGAGCATTAGATTTTAAAACTTTAGAAAATAAAAGCCAACCATTAATAACAATATTAGAACCAATAACTAAAGATACAGCAACTTATAAAGAATTTGGTGCGTATGCAATTTCAAAAAGAGCAATAGAAAAATCTAAACAAGGATATGAAACTGGTATTGATATTAAAGCTGCAGAAAATACAGTTAGAAAATTAGATTCTAAATACAAAGAAACATTTAAACAATTAGGAGAATATCAAAATAATTTATTAAAATATTTAAGAGATTCAGGAATTATAAATGAAAAGACATTTAATGTTATGCTTGAAGCAAATAAAGATTATGTTCCTTTCTTTAGAGTATTAGAAGATGCTGGTAAAGATGGATCTATTTCTAAATCAGTTGCCAATCCTCTTAAAAGATTTAAAGGTAGCGATAAAGTTATCGTAGATCCTATTGAAAGCATTTATAAAAATACATTACACTTTGTAACATTAGTTGAACGTAATCGTTCATTAGTTGAGTTTGTCAAAATGGTTGAGCAAACTAAAGCAATAGATCCTACAGCATTTAAAGATGTGTCTAAGTCAAAACCTAAAATGACAAAAACCAAGATTACATTAGAAGAATTAGAAAATGTTGTTCCTGATATATCTAAAATAGATAAAACTGCATTAGAAAACTTTGAAATATTTAGAAGAAACCAACAACAACTTGGCAAAACTGAAGTTGCTGTATTTAGAGATGGTAAAAGAGAAGTTTGGGATTTAGGTTCTGACTTATCTAGATCTTGGAAATATTCAACTGATGTATCACAAAGATTAGTTAGTAGTATTATTAGTTTACCAACAAGAACATTAAGAGCTGGAGCTACATTAGCACCTGAATTTTTTTTAAGAAACGCAATGAGAGATACAGTGTCTGCTACTGTGTTTAGTAGAAATGGATTTGTTTTAGGATTAGATACAGCAAGAGGAATGCTAACTCAAATTTATTCTAAACTTGGTAAAGAAAAAGAATCTAAAATATATCAAGATTGGATTAAATCTGGTGGACCACAATCTTCTTATGTTGCATTTGATAGAAATTATTTTTCAAAAAATATCGCAAAAGAATTAACATCAAGACCAGTTTATAATATTATTACCAAACCATTAGAAGCATTAAGAATAATGACTGAGTTTTTTGAAAACGCTACAAGACTTGGTGAGTATATAAAATCTTATAACACTTCAATCAAAAATGGTTTAACACACAAACAAGCTGTTGAACGTGGTGGTTTTGAATCTAAAAATATATCTTTAGATTTTCAAAGAATGGGTGCAAAAATGGCTGCAGTTAATTCTGTAGTTGCATTTTTTAATGCTAGGGTTCAAGGTTATTTAAAATTATACGAAACATTTAAGAGTCCAGAAACAAGATCAAAAGCATTATATACAGTTGGTGCTAGTATTACTTTACCATCTATTCTTCTTTGGATCGCAAATAATGAAGATGAAAGATATAAAGAATTACCTCAGTGGCAAAAAGATTTATTTTGGATTGTAATTACTGGTGAAGGTAAAGATACTATTGTTTGGAGAATACCTAAACCATTTGAATTGGGTTATGTATTTGGAACTTTACCAGAAAGACTTTTAGATTTTGTTAAAACAGAAGATCCAACTGCAATTAAAAAATTTGTAGAAACTTTAGCATTTGATAATGCAACAAGTTTAATGCCAGTTCCTGATATTGCCAAGCCTTTAGTAGAAGCATGGAGTAATAAAAGTTTATTTACTAAAAAACCAATAGTACCAAGATCTTTAGAGGGATTATTACCTGAGTATCAATATACAGAGTATACTTCTGAAACATCTAAAATATTAGGAAAATTAATTAGACAAATATCTGGTGAATATTCTGGAATATCATCTCCTGTTAGAATTGAATCAACTATAAATAACTGGACTGGTACATTAGGTAGAACATTTACAACAACATTAGATAAAGCATTAATTGCTTCTGGTATTATAGATGATCCTATCAAACCAGAAGAAACATTATCAGATATACCAATTATTAGAGCATTTGTTGTGCGTAATCCTTCAGCTGGCTCTGAGTATATAACTACATTCTATGATAAATATGAAAAGGTTAATAAAATATTTAACTCAATAGATACTTTACAAAAAGCTGGTAACTTTGAAGAAGCTAATAAATTACTAACTAATCTTCCAGTAGAAGCTACTGTTTTAAAATCAACTTACAGATTAGTACAAGATTTAGATAAAAGAGTTAGAGATACTTATAACAGTAAGTTTCTTTCTCCAAATGAGAAAAGACAATTAATAGATGAAATGTATCGTAATATGATTGATATAAGTAAATACTCTTTGGATGCAATAAAAGATATTA